TCATTTATCGTGGCTTATTTCTCGATACACCCTAAACGCCAAAGGAGTAGCATTATCAACTTCGCCAGAATCAATAATAAATAGCTTACTTTCTACATATTCGCGTGTGCGGGGCTCTAATGTATGTAGCTGTGATCGGAGCACTCTGCGGAACGTCATTACTGATGGGTAGTCTAAGAGGATAACGCGATCGTTTTCTTTAGGAATAGTGAAAAGTAACCTAATCTCGCCTTGGTCTGGGTATGATAATGGATAACCGAAACCTGAATCTCGCTCTGTCTGCATGAATTCACCTCCTCTGCTTTAACATTCTTTTTGATTATACTATAAAGAATGAGGAAGTGTTCATTTATTTTCAAATTATGTAGCCCCTCCCGTGAAGGAGGGGTGTTTTGTTACTTGTGCTTTTCTTTTAAGTTGTCAATTTCCGCTCGCAGTTCAGCGACCAGGTTATTGTGCTGTTTTTGTTCATGTTTCAATGCACGATCAATCAGCACAGCTGCGTCCTCACGTTTAAGATTTTCGCCAACGCCGAAGGTGCTTTCGCTTTGCCCTTTCATAATACCCTCGCGTTTCAGATTTACAATTGCGTCTGCGTAATACTCACCTTTTTTAACGTCATCAAATGCCACTGTTTCGTCCTCCTTTGGTTTGTTAGGTTTTGGCTCCGGTTCCGGTTTATCGGCGGCGGCTTTGTTCTCGAGCAACTTGTTTAGCTTTGCGCGCGTATTCGGGCCGAACAGTCCGTCTACGTCAAGGTTTTGGTCGAGTTGGAATTGCTTGACCGCTTCTTCCGTTGCCGGCCCGTAACTACTGTCCGCGCCATATCCGTTCATATCGTAACCTGCTTCGATCAGTTTCTTCTGCACGCGGCGAACATCGATACCTTTATCTCCCCGTCCGAGCGTGCGTTTACCTTTACCGCCGGCAGCCGTTCCGTATTGCGGTCCTTTTCCGTTGATAACAGATTCATAATCAAACTCTGGACAGGCTTTCCACGCATACCCTGGAAACTCATCATGCCCCCTGGTGCGTTTGTAGTCCGGCATGTCGCGTTTTAACTGCGCGTGTAATTCGCGCAACGAACGTTTCTGTGCGTCCGTTGGCTCCGTAGTGCGGAAATCTCCGACTAGGCAGATGCCCACTGCGAAGCTATTCGAGTTGCCGACGTGGTAGCTGATTACGTGCAATCCGTGACACCATTGGATTGTGCCGTCCTTCAATATGACGAAGTGATACGCAATTTCCGGCCACCCGTTTGTATAAACGTGATACCGAGAGAAACTATACGCGTCCCCTTCATGCGTGAGCGAGTGGTGTACGGCAATGTCGGTTTTTGCGTATTTACTGTTTGTCGGTTGCCATCCGTCGTGCGGGAGCTTTCCTCGTAAATTAACCAGTTGTGGCAACGATTCAAAATGATAAGCCATTAGTAAATCCTCCTTTTATTGATTGTTAAAAACATCTTTATCTTTGCTATTGTTTTTCGTCTTACCAAAGCGTTGCTTCACAGCTTCAAATAAACCGGTAGCTGACAACCCTGCCCCAGCACCGGCCCACAGTCTCAATAACAGATCCATGTCGGTAAACGGGGAGGCAGCTGCACCGAGCCCTACACCGATTACCAAAGCGATCAGTGGCACAAAGTTTTTAGGTAGCGACACTGTCTTTTTGACCACCTCTACAATCCCCGCTACAAAGGGAGCAATCACCGTGGCAAACAATAGCACCTGCGTCATTATTTCGTTTTCCATTTCTTAGCCTCCTAAAGTAATATATTGCGAAATAAAAACGATGATCGAAATGATCACCGCTACCCAAGATGGCAGATTGCGCTGCCAGTTATCTTTTTCTTTGATAATGCGTTCAACATCTGTCTGATCTGCCTTTTCCTTTATATCTTCTTCCAGATCTTCAATATCTTTGGCGTTTTGCTGCGAGCGTCGGTCTGCCCTGTTCGCTGTGTCTTTGGCTTCATCTGCTGTGTGTTTCACATCCAGAGCATTATCTAATTTTACCGACTGTTCGGCTAACGTTTCTCTTACACCTATAAGGATGGTCATAAACTCTTTCATGTCCTCCACTTCCTTATCTCTCTCCTGCATCATTGACCCCCTAACAAAGCAACAATTTTAGCTATAAAAAATACACCCTAAATTTGCAGAGTGCTTACGATTTCTTCGTATTCCGTTTTCCGTTTTTCCCTTTCGCATATTTGCCCTTGCGACCGTTACGCTGGTTAGCTTTCTTTGTCTTGGATTGTCCTTGCTTTCCCACGCTTACACCCCCTTTCAAGATTCTTCGGCAGCGTTCTGAACCTTCTGCGCCACCTGCAAGAGCGCCTGTGATTCCGTCAACCCTTTCACGTCCACCCGGTCAAGAAACACGAGCAGATTCGCCTTTTCGTTTTCCGTCAATTCTACGTTAAACATTCGTCTCACCTTCCTCCTCTATCGATTGTTTTTCGTCCTCACGAGCTTCCATCCATACGTCCTTGTAGCCTTTCCGCACGCCGTACACCCACGCCGCGAGTTCCACGTTTTTCCCGCCGTTTACTTTGACGAGGAAACGTGTAGCTTCCCGTTGAAGAATACGTACTTTCCCGCCGTCTTGCGCCACGGGGAACACGCTGTACCCTTCGATCGTTTCCGCGAACATCGGGTCGAGGTCAATCCAGTGCTCTCCGGAAGAAAGAGTGCGTTCGATAACGTCCATAAACCGGACATCCGGCGCTTCGACGGCGTACATTTTCCGTTTTCCGTAGCTTTCCGTATCGACGATTGCCGACTTCGAGCCGGTAGCAGAATAGTTTCCGTAAATCGTAACGTCGCTCGGTCCTACGTCTTTCGGCGCAAACGTAACCGCCGCCCCTCCGTCTTGTGTCCGGATACGAAATTCCTTCCCGTCGTTCATCGGGCGGAGATAAAGCGCGTGTCCGTCTAACCCCGGCTCGAACGCCCACGGCCGAGCCATGTTGAAATATATCGAATAGTCTTGGTTTCCTAAAATAAGACGGGAATTATCATTACGACTGTCGAATACAAACCCGTTTGTATAGTCTTTAGGATACATGACGTCAGCTTTAACATAGTCGAAAACCCCGCGTTGTCCTGTAACGTCTCCACCCGCGCTTAAATGTTTGTCCGACCATAAATCGCCAGTAGAATGGAAACCCCCGTGTACCGTAATCGTTTCGAACTCGTTGCCTATCGACTTAACGTAAATATCCCCGCCGGCAATAAGCAAGTCACCGTCGAAATGGTTAAGCCCGGCAGAATACTTGATAAGCGGGGTTACTCCGTACCCTTCCGGTTCGGATATAATTACAGCTCCGTTCTTGAATACGAGGCGTTTCGTCGTTGTATCGTTGTCCTCTCCGATAAATATGTCGTCCCCTACGCTAAGGTTCGTGGTAACGTCGATTGTCGAGTTAGACGTGATACTACCACCTTCGATGTTACCTTTGAACGTTGCTCCCTGTCCGAACACTTTTCCGGTAAATTCGATTACGTTAGCGTCTAGTCGGATTGTCTCGGGAGACACATTAATAGCGGAGATAACGTTGTCTTTCCGTACGCGCAAGTCGATTTCGTCGGCTTGTTGCGTGATAGATGATTCGGCAGTTCCTAATCTCCGATCGACGGCGTTTTCCAACGTTAAGTCGTAAATTGTTTCGTATTGACTGGATGAAATCGCGCCTACTTCTTGCCAATCGATCGCCTGCCATCCCTCGCTTTGAATATTCTCTTTAATCCAAAACTGGACGGTTGAATCGCGGTCTTCGAAAAAGAAAACGTCTAAATATTGATTATCGTACGTACCTCCCGTTACAATACGCGCTTTACTGAAAGGGAAAGTCCCATACTGCGTGAGGGAAAGAAGCGTAAAATCTAACGATGATCTTTTACTATACATCGCCCCGGTAGTAAACTGCGCCGTCCCGTGTTGCCCGCTTGTCGTGTCTCGGATGATAAAGCGCGCCCAGGCCCTGTTACCGGAGTTTTTCGCTATACGGTACCACGTGCCTGTTTGCGTTCCCGGAATCTTCGCTCCTTTACTAGCTTCGTTGTCTAATCCGGAAGCCGCGCGGTCTTTCGTATACGTCGAGCTTTCCACCTTCGATGCTATCTCGTCGGCTTGTACGGACAATTGCGCTGAATTGTCAGAGACGGTTCCGGCGATAGAGTCAACGCGAGTGTCGTCCGCTTTCAAAGCGATAGCATCTTGATTTTGCGCTATAAGCGTGCTATTTGCGTTTAAGTCCTTTACGACGCCGTTCATGTCCGTGTTAAACTTCGTGACGGACACCTTATTAAGCAGAGCGTTATCTACTTCGCTAATCGTGTACGTGTCGTTCTTGTTCGCTTTTGATACGAGCTGACCGTCTACGTAAGTAATTCCGGCTTTTTTGCTTAAATCGGAAGCGATGTCCTGCATTTTATTGTTGTAAACCGTTTCAGCGACGGAGTAATCCTTCGCGTTCTGCTCCGCTTGGTCTGCTTTCGCTTGTGCGTCAGCTTCCACGTCCTCCGGTGCTGGCGTCCAGTCGGTAGCTTTCGATCCTCTTTGTACTTTTAATTCATCAATAAACGTTATTGCGTCCATGTACTGAACAAAAACCCAATAAAGACCGTCTTCAATGATTTGAAACGTCGATGTGATTTTCGTCCACTCGTTAATCGGGATGTCCTCGTTGAAAAAATCAACTCTATCTGGATAATTGCCTATGCCACTTCCATTCATTCCTATACGAAAACGACTACTATATTCTCCTGTACGAAACACGTACATAGAAACCGTGATTTTCTCCCCTGCTTTTGCATTTACAAAAGGACTACCCTCGTTATAAAAACGTTTGTAACCGTTCGTTCCGGTTTTTGCTTTCACTTTATATGAACGACTTCCCGATTTCGCCTGTTCGTCCGAAACCTCGTATATTTCTAAGTCGCCATCTCTAGTGCCGGAAACGTCTGAACCGATTGCGTATAATTCGAAGTTACCTTTTTGATATAGGTTCCTGTCACTAATTTCCAACGCGTCCACCTTCGCCTGTGAGCCAGTGATGTCCTCAATCGTTTTTGCGGGTCTGCCATCCACATACTGCGTATCTTTTGCCGTATTCTCACCGGTGACATCTCCAATCAACTGCCAATCCGCTTCACTGAACGTAGCGCTATCCGTTTTGGTAACGGTGGATTGCTTAATTTTTTTGTTATCGTTCCACAAGTCGCCCTTATCGTAAGGAGTCGTCGGTGTATCGAAAAACGTCCGACGTTTGTTATCTGCCGTGTCCTGCGCCTGAGCTGCGTCTTCCAGAGCTTTTGCGATACCTTCATCACGTACCTGTACCCACCGGTAGTTGCCGTTCTGTTTAGCAAAACGGTAGGAATGGCCTTTCTCTGTATCGAAGAACAGGTCTCCAATATGCTTATCTTTCTCGGCGGTTGTCGTCCAATTACTCGCAGGTACGTTCGATAACGTAGGTTTATACGAGTAAAAGTGCGACTGCACCTGGTTATCTACTTGCGCCTGTAAGTCACTCATTTGTTCATCATAAAGCGTCGCTGTTACATAATTGGTGAGTCTGGCATCCGCATAATTCTTTGCTGCTGTTTCTGCATTTGATGCTGCTTGATCAGCGTGTGTTTTTGCTTGATTCAATTTTTCTGTATCTGCAGCAATACGAGCTTGTTCCTCAGCAGTTATTTTTCCATCGGCATGAGCTTTCGCTTGTGTCTCTGCCAGATCAGCTTTTGCCAGAGCGTATTCTTCCGCGGCCGTTTGCGCTGCGTTCACTTTCGTTTGCGCGTCGGCTTTTGCAGCTGCTAGAGCCTGTGACGCCTTTTCCTGCGCTCCCTGTTTATCCTCGATGGTAGAAGCCGGTCTACCGTCTACACTAGCTGTATCTTTGGCAGTGTGCTCTCTCGTGACATCGGCTTGCGGAAGCCACATACCAACATCAGCAGCATAGCGTTTAAAACCTCCACCCTCGGATGTATCTCCCCAGGTAACGGTAGTGTCTTTGGGAGGTTGGACTTGATATATGATTTTTGTTTTGTTTGCAATCTTACCAAGCAACGACTGTCGTAGTTTTTCTATTTCTTTCTCGGTATACTCGATAAACTCTCCGAGAATAAACTTCTTTTGGGTCCGATCGGAAATAGGGGTTTCAATTTGAATAACCCGTGCATCTAAGTAAATAGCAGGGCTATATTCCGTAGCTTTAATTCTGACATTATCCCCGACAACTACTTCCTCGTGGGAAAAACCGTAGACTTGCTCGATATCCAAAGCGTTCACTTCGTATTCGACTGCCGCAGCTTTTCTTTTATCTAGCTCCGTGCGGGTATAACGTGTAAGTTCCTCCAGGCTCATTTCGTTTCCCTCTTGACGATCTGATTCCGGTTCGTACACCTGCCATTTGTGCCTGCCATTACGTCCCCACGTTTGTAAAGCATCGTTGTCTGTAACTTCTACCACTAATCGCTCTCCGTCATCGTTTTCAGGTCCTATCCCGAGCAATGCTGTGACTTGGTTCTTAGTATGTTCCCGTCGTTTCACGTTTAATAAGTCTTTGCCTGTCACAATTTCTTTTCCAGAATCCCTTCCTCTACGTTGCACGGCATCTACAAATCGATAAGAAGTAGACCCATCCCGTTCGAAACGGAATCTTAACTCGAGTTTGAATATCGTAGGCAATAGTTGAAGGGCATCATACGGAACACGGTGTTTTTTCCAGTTGATTTTATGTGTGCCGGAATGATCAGTAATCCCTCGTTGATAACCTGTCCCATAAAGTACAGAGTCCAAAATTGTGTTAATCGTTGCTCCTTCGTACACCTGCGGATAAACCGGTTTCGCCTTCTTCAACTCATTGTGAGCTCCGGTACTGTATACTTCGAGGGAGTCTTTCGTTAAAACTGTCTCCTCAATAATAAACTCGCGGTAATAACCCGTGCCGTCTCCGATGACCAAACGATTGTCTGCAATAAGGGCTTCATTTTTATCCCCATCATGGATCGTTTGAAAATCGAATGTTTCTACGTTGTCCTTGAGCTCCCGAACGTGTAAGTCATTCCAATACGGTTGATCACGGCCAATGACAGTAAGAACTTCGCTTGTTTTCCCGTCCAACACATGGATAAGTTCCGGTTGTTTTTTTCGTTGAGCCTGCACAGTATTATTTCTCTCGTTTGTGATAAGCATATATTATCCTCCTACTTATAGGCATCGCGCCATGTAATTTCCGTGTCGAACGCCCCTCCCGGGAAGATATATACGTTATTCACCCCTGGAACTAATTTGAAATAGTCGCTCCCGAAATCAAACTTTAAGTCGTTGCGCTCCTCACCGTTGATACGGATAACTGCTTTTTTATGGTCTACCTCGATAACATCACCCGGTTCGACGATATACGGTAAGCCCTCTGGCTCCGTATGGTAGGTCTGGACCTTCACATCTGTAACGTACATTTCCGCCTCGACTTCGGAAGGCCATTTTCGCATGGCAAGTTGGACTTGCGTTACATCTGTTTGATACTTACCTTCCACATCATGATAATAGCCTTTGAACGTCCCGTAGTGGCCCCCGTTACCGTTCTCGTCGATTAGCGTGAAATAGGAACGAATGCGTTTTTCACCGCTATAATCATCTCGAAATAACTTCAAGATACCCTCAAAATTATTCCATGCCTGCTTCCATTTCGTAGGTGGAAACGTGTATTCGTGGTATCTATCAGCGTCGTCCGGGCCTAGCTGCATTTTTCCTTGCACTAAGTCGCGCCCACGAAACGGGTCTTCAATACCTATCTTCGCCACGGTTTCGTTATTCGCATCGAGTAGGTAAAACTCAATCATACCTGTATAGTTGCCAACGTTTTTTAAGGTGACATATGCAGACAAAACAAAGTTTCCTACCGGTTCAGGCAAACTCCGTTTTTTAACAGGGCCTTGCCATGCATAGGGAGATATAGCAGGATCAAACGACTGAGGATGAAATCCTTTCGGCGTTCCAATCATCTGCCCAGCTACGTACCCGTGGTCGGCGCTAGAAGCATCCGTCCATCCTGTAACCGAAGTTCCTTTATCAAAAAGCACTGTTCTCGTTCTGGAGTAGGGCTCTTGTTCCAATCTACCTGGATCACCTACACGTATATACTCGCCATTTTCTTTAACAATATCTAAAAAGGTTGCTGATTGTTTGGCAGTCGCACGAAATACAGGAGAGGTCTCTGCAGTACCTGCATTAAATACCGCGTGCCCCTCTGTAAAAGTCTCTCTTTTTTCTTCCCCATACTTATAAGGGTCTGGACAAATAAACGTCAGTGTACCTTTTGCATTTGTTCTGTGCTCGGTAAGTGGCACTTCTCCTTCCAATTTTCCGTAATACGTGTAAGGTTCATCATTAAATGAAATATTCGCCTCAGAAGGAGTAATTAGTAGCTCACTCAATTTATTTACATCCATTCGCAGCTGTTCATGCGTTTCACCCCGGAGTATAAAAGGAACTTCTAATACTCGTTGCGGCTCCTTGGAACGTAAAAGGTGAGAGCCTGCTTTTCCAGGTACTCCCACCGTCTCATTCTCTACTGTTGTAACACTTCGGCCTACGACATCAGCAATCACCAGTTTCGGCTGTCCATTTTTCGTTGTGCCGAGTTTATCCACTATATCCATGCCGTTAAATACCATGCGGAGTTCGTCCACCTCACCCCCTCCTTTCTTTCTTTCGTGTAATCATTTCGTCTATATCTTCGTACGTTTCTCTCGCTACCTCACGACCATTGAGAACGCTCTGAATGATGATTGGCTGTCTGCTGTATTTATCGTTGCTATCTGTCCGGCTGGATTCATCACGGACGACATGGTCCATTGTGCCGACAGACCCTCTCGGTGTACTGATACCCGCCAGTTGAGGTGTGCCTGTTTTCGGTAATGCCAACATATTTCCGAGAGATCGCTGAATTTTCGGAGCATCTTTGGAAATGGAACGAGCGATCGGACCGCCGAAATTAAGCTTGTCGATATCGCTTAATGGTCCTTCTTTAGCGGGGGAGAACGGCAAGAAGTTACGTGCTTTTTGAGCGATTCCTTTAACCGCCCCAGTCACTTTTCCAATCGCTCCCGTTATACCTTTAGCCATTTGTGTTATAAGCCCTTTCCCGGCCGAAAGGAATTTGCTTCCCATACCTTTCACAAAGGACAGAGCCGCTTCTAGCCCTGACTTTATGGCCTCTTTCACCGATTTTATTTTGTCAGAGATAGCTGAACGGATGCGCTCAAAAGTATTGACTAAACTGGTTTTCAAACGGTTTACAGTATTAACTGCTGCCGTTTTCGCCTGGTTTATTTTGTCGGAAATGGCTTGTTTCGCCTGCTCAAATTTTTCGGAGATGGTAAAACGGATCTGCTCTACTTTATCCGATACGAGAGAACGGATGCGCTCAAAAATGCTCTGTGCTTTATCCTTCGCTTGCTGTAGTTTGTCAGAGATAGCCTGCTTCAAAGCTTGGAATTTCTGAGATACCGTGTTGCGGATTTGCTCAACTTTGTTAGAGATAAACGATTTAATAGAATTGAAAATGCTCTGAGCCTTCGATTTCGCCTGATTAAGCTTATCAGAAATAGCTTGTTTCGCTTGTTGGAACTTATTAGAAATGGACGACCGGATCTGTTCTGCTTTGTTTGATAAAAATGATTTGATCGAATTGAAAATATTTTGTGCTGTCGATTTCGCGGATTGAAGTTTGCTCTGGATTGCCTCCTTCAAAGATTGAAACTTATTCGAGACAGACGAACGGATCTGCTCTACTTTATTGGAAATAAACGACTTCACGCTATTCCAAATATTCTGGGCTACTTGTTTCGCCTGCTGTAGCTTATTTTGGATTGCTTGCTTCACCTGCTGAAATTTATTAGAAACTGCCGTTCGTATCTGCTCAACCTTGTTAGAGATTGCGGTACGCATGGTTTCAATTGCATTACGGGCTGTTTCCTTCGCCTGTTGAAGCTTGTCCTGTATGCCCTGTTTCACTTGTTGAAATTTTTCTCTTACGGCTGTGACAATTTTTGAAGCAATTTCCTTCGTTTTGCTCCAGATCTGTTGCCATTTTGTAGAGATCCATTCACTCACAATGCCCCAGGCTTTCTTCGTCCATGCGACGATTTTATCCCAGTTCATAATCACCGCTGCGACGAGCGCAGCTACGATCGTAATCACCCAACCGACAGGCCCCATAGCAATAACCCACGAAGCCGCCATGCGAGCTGCAAAGATAGCCGCCCGACCACCTAATTTAGCAAGAAAACCAATCACTTTAATGACTACTCCCCCGATTTTCGTAGCAAAACCTACTACTTTCGGGATGATTTTGACAAAAGCACCGCCGACCTTCATGGCCATTGCCCCTACTTTTGTGGCAAAACCGGCAATTTTAGGACCGAGCATCTTAAAGCCAATCATCAGATTTTTCTTAAATGGCAGAAACGCTTGCCACATTTTCGATATAGCCGGACCAAATACTGCCCATAAACCCGATATGATAGGAGCAAGTAACTTGAAAGCACCACCGAGAGCGACTGCTGCGCCCATCATGTTACGGACAGTGGAGTTACCCTCTAACAGACTGGCAAACCAGGAGGTGAATTTATTGGCAAGAGGTAACATGACCTCTCCGACTTTCCCTAATCCTTTAGCCAGTTGCACGAATATATCCCACAAGTTACCGATGAGATCGATCATGCCCGGACCGTTTTCTTTTATATAATTAATAAAGTTCTGAAACTGCTTATTCTGTCCGAGCGATGCCGACCATTCTTTGAATCGTGCAGTCAGCTTTTGGAAACCTGTCATCATTTCGGCAGCAAGGGGAGCAAATGCTGTAAACAGATTGACGATGCCCTGCGTGATATTGCCGAATACCGACATCAGCTTTGGCCCGTTTTCTTTCACATAGTCGATAAACGTTTTGAATTTATCGGACTTGGAAAGGTTCGCCGCCCACTGAGAAAACTTTTTTGTCATGCCAAGCAAACCCTGTTCCATTGACTGAGCCAGTGGATCGAACGCCCTCATCAAGTTTAGAAACCCTCGTAAAGCATATCCCGCGATTTTGCCCCATGCCGAGACGGCCTGCCCTGCCCGCTCATTGAACCAGGACATTGTTTTCTTAACATCTTCCCCATTACTCATGACCTTTTTTAAATCGGTCATTAGTCCTTGAAAAGCGCGGGCCACTCCTTCAATGCCGGGTTTAATCGTGGTAAGAGCACTTGCTAAAACTCCCATTGCTGTGCCTGATGCCTGTAAAAAGTGTGGCTGGATAGCCCTGTTCACTTCATGATAGGCATCTTTTAACCCGGTTAATCCGGTAATGGCTGATTGCATTGGTGCAGAGTAATCGGACAGCTTTTTATCCCCGTTAGCAATAGCTTCATTCGCCTGCTTAATTCGATCGATCGTAGGAATAGCAGCTGCAGCCATTAAACCGAGTCCACCACCGGCAAGCGTTAAAGAACTGGCAAGACCCATCAATCCGCCGGCCATAACACCGATCTGCACGCCAGCCGTTGCGACGACAGCGATTAAACCGCTCATCATCGTTGTAGCGATAGGCAGAGACATCATCAGACCACCCTGGAACATTTCTGCACCTATGGTGTTAATGTCCCTGTAAATATCAGCAATGGCATCCATTGAGCGTTGGAATCGCTTCCGACTCACTTGGATGTCGATGATAACCTTGCGTGGCAAAGCCGCTAACGCTGCTTTTGCTTGCGCTACGGAGCGTACTAATGCAGACGTGTCGCCTGTAATACGCTTTTCAGCATCGTTACGGGTAAAAGCGGCGACTTGCGTATTTGCAAGCCCCATCTTTGCTGTAAATGCCTGTGTGTTCGCTTTGACATGTTTTGTAGCGTCACTATTAGCGAATGTTGCTGCCGTCTTTTTTACACTCGACATCTTACGCTTAAAGTCCGATATTTTCGCTCCGACAATAGCCGTTAAGCGTTCATTCATGTGCTCCCTCCTTTCTGTTGAAAGAGTTTGGAGTGTTTCCGAGGATCGAATCCTTTGGCCGATCTGTTCAAACGAGCCATTTCTTCAATTTCTTCTTCACTTTTAGCAAAGCCGTGTTTGTTGTTATTGCGAATTCTTTCTGCATCAAATATTTTCTTTTGTCTTGGATGCTTAGCACTTTGAGCGTATCGATGCGCCATTGCTCTCCAGGATTCAAAATCACGTTTGTCTATATCCGCCTGTTCCCACCCTTTGATAAGAGCGTCGAACTCTCTCTTTGTCCACGACAGGATCTTCTCTGGGTCGTACACACCGAAATAACGTGCAGCTATTTCGATTATTTTTTCTGGCGGTTCAATTCCTTGCGAGCTTCGTTGAGCTGCTTGTACTGCATGTCCACCATCGCCTTGTCCTCGTCTTTCATGAATTCTTTCGCTTGCTCCATTTGATTCCACATCTCCGTCACTTTTTCTTTGAAAAACCCCGATCCCTCTAAAATTTGAACTCCGTCTTGAAACAGAGGTTCAAAATCCTCGCCGTCATTCGATGCTTCAGCTAAAGCGTCCTCGATGGTTGATTTGTTCGGGCGTTTGTTTTTACCCGCAAGCAAGCAATCCCATAGGTGCACAAGAGCCACAGGATCTTTTCTCAAAATCCCTTCATAAATAACAGCAATACCTTCCGCTTGTTTGTTGCCTTTTTCATCTTTAATGGAATAATGTTCATCTGCATGATAGACCGCTTTAAAAGAACCTTTGCCTTCAATCTCTTCATCTTTGATTGTTAAATAAATAGCCATGTATAATGTCCTCCTTGAGTTTTAAAAAGTAATAAAAAAGGAGAGCCGTAGCCCTCCCTATAAATTAAACTCCGCCAGTGCCGGTAGTATCTGGCTGCTTGAACGTAATAGTAGAAGCCGTACTGAATGCATCTGGCAATGCCGTCAGTTCATCATCGACGGTTTCTCCTTCTACCTGCATAGTTGCGGTTACTTCTTCAAACGAATCACTTGCACCAGTTTTTTCTGCCGACTCTACGAGTACCCGACCATACGTAGCAGGGTAAGGACCTTCCCCAGAAGTGTTCACCCTCCATACGTCGAGCTTCTCTTTTTTCTTAATGGCGTTGATAAGAGCCATTTGTCCCTCATCGTTTTTCTCACCATAAGCTGTCGTTTCAAAAGACTCAGTGTTGTTCCCATACTCCAGGATACGACCGAGCTTTGTTTGTTCATCCATCAGTTCGTTCTCGATAGAGTGCGTGTTCTCTGTTTCGTTTTTAATGATAAGCGCACCGTTCGTCGCACCTACGGGCTGAATGAATGTGTGAATATCTTTACCGCTAGTTGCCATGTTTTATTCCTCCTTAGTTGTTTACATATACACGAAAGTTCATCACACCGTGCCTTGTTTTTCCGTCAATGTCCTTGAATGCGTTTTTGCTTTCGCTCTCGATTTTTTTCACAGAAAAACCTCCGAGCATTGTCAGAGGCTGTTCTGTCATTGCTGCATATATAAGGTTCATTACGTCATACGTCTCGCTGTACCCAGGGTACTTGGACCATGTATGCAGCACGAATACAATGTTTTCGCCAATCGTGTTTTTCGTATTCCATGGATTGATCGTAGGTTCCCCTATCTCAATATAGGGAAAGCCTTGTGTTTCGTTCACTCCATCAAGCACGCCTGTCACCTTCTCCATTAAGGGAGCGTAAGACGTTAGCGCCTTGAATATAGATCGGTGCACTTCTTTAATCGCTGTTTGCATAAGCATCATCCTAGCTTATTCATTTCTCTTTCAAAAAACTGAGAGCCACTTTCGACAGCTGGCGTCCAGTAAGGCTGGGCTACAATCCCACGTGTATAAACCCACCGATTGATTTTACTCGACCAGTATACCCACGGCGTTTTGCGACCCGTACCTTCGGTGCTGTAAATACCAGTTCCGTATTCCACGTAGATGCCGTATTCTGCGCCTACGACGATGTGTGCTGTGAATCCATTGTTGGAATACTCTATTTCAATGCTTTTTCGCAGGTTTCCTTCATCTACCGGAGCAAGAGCCTTCGCCTGCGTTTGAATCGTGACCGCTGTTGTCGCTATCACACGTTTCACAGCTTTCAGGTAATCTTCCTCAAAGTTATCTATCGCTTTAATGAGATTGCCTACACCCGCCCATTCGACTCCTTTACTCATAGCATTCCACCATCAGCACTTCATGGAGACCGCCCTGGTCAATCGGATCTGATTGCGGTGTGAGTACCTTCGTTCCATACACGATGCGAGACTGAGACGGTATCATTGTTTTTTCGGTATATGGAAAATACACCCTCGTCGTAATCGGTGTTTCCTGTGCCTGCGCTACAATACGAGAGTAGCCGCTTATCGGTTGGACGTGAGCTTCTGTGTCAAAGAAGTCCATCCACGATTCCATGCCACCGCCTAACCCATCGCTTGTTGTTGTTTTCTTTTGAAAAACGATGTGATGAGGGAATTCATCCATGCAGTTTCACCCGCTTGTACGGCCGCAAGAGCTTATTCAAAGACTTCGGGTACTCTGTTTGATAGCTGTAACTGACATCACCCATGGAGCGAGATTTCACTCCCGGCGTTACTGTTAGTTTATGATCAATAGCCCCGGCGATGAATTGAATCACCGACCGAGGCATGGTTGCATGAAAGGAGTTGTTCGTCTGCTGCTCTGCGATTTCAAGAAAATCAGGAACCATTGTTTGAATATAGTCCCTGTGTTTTTCTGTATTCGATTGCATACGTTTCATGACTTCACCGACTAACTCCTGTTCTTCCATGACACTCACCTACTTCTTTTTATTTCCTTTGGCGTACTTGCCTTTGCGGCCGTACTCTTTATTCGTCTTCTTTTTTCGACTTTGCCCTTGCTTTCCCATCGTTGACCTCCTCAAAGAGATTGTCATCAAAATAGTCCTGTTTGATATCTAATGTGTCTCCGGCAGTATAACGTTTGTCGTCATACCGCACCGGAATATCTTTCACTTTTACCTTCATACTTCCCCTCCTCAGTCGATAGGTTGAGCTTGGAACACTTGATCAGCAGCAGGGAACGATGGCAGGGCCGTAGCTACTGCTTTCGTGTATGTGCCGACTGGATCACGTGTCTCGTCATAGACCATAGCAAGCACATTGCCCACGGCGTTGGTATCAACCGTAGGGTCATTGACCAGGCGAACCTCTTCCGCTGTTGGGCCATAAATAGCCTCGCCCAACTTTCCATCACCAAATAGTGTGAATTTATTTTCTGGGAAGTAGCGCACACTTGTGTACGAACCGTCTTCATTCTGTTTGCGATACTTCTGGTCATACGTAACAATCTGTGGCAGATCTCGTTGCTGCAGGAAAGCGTTCAATTCGTTGCGTGTAGCAAAACGCTGAGAACCTTTGCCGTAAAGTGCCTCGATGATATGAGGATGCTTCAATAGAGTATTTAATACTTTCTTGGACGTAAGAGCACGAGTAGCTTGTCCGTCTAGAGCATCCTGCCACCGTTCCAAGTCTTCCAGTGGTGTAGAGTTTGCTGTATCCGTCCAACGAGCTGTGCCGGTAAGCGCTTCTTTATGATCAGATGGAACGCCGTAATCAACAGAACCGCTCAATCCATTCTCAGCGAGTGTCACCGTACCGTTTGCAAGCACCTCCATACGCATAGCTTCCACACGAGCACGCACACCGGCTACAAGAGTATCGACGTCGTTAAACACCTGCCTGGTGAGGTACTGCTGCTCCTGTTGCGTCCGTGGATTTTGTAGAGCGATGATGTCTTTTTCATTCCACCGCATTTTACGTTTAATCAGAGCTAGTTCAAGAGCTGCTTTCTCTGCTTCACGGCTTCCGAGTTCTGTTTCCGTGTCGAATGAGTGGACAGAAGCGACAACAGGTGTGTTGTTTCCGCCTTTGACATATTCAAACTCAAGAGAGTCCCGTTTAACTTCTGGGAATAGCGTTTCTCCCATAAGTGAAGGGTACTGACGGTTTTGCAAATAATCGAGGACAACTTTATTACTGAATAGTTCGTGAATGTTTGGCATGAATAATCTCTCCTTTTATTTTATCGAAATTTGATTTCTGTCATTGCGTCTTTGGCCAGTTGCACAGGTGCTTCTGGTAAGCGCGCTTCCAGTACATAACCTTCTACCATCACTGCCCCGGCGGCAGGACCCTGCGTTACGTCCACGTCATGAAAAACAATACCTACGGCCGTTCCGTCATTGACCGGATACACAGAGCCAGCAGGAACGATTTTCTTTCCATTCTCGTCGGCTGTTACACCGCTGTCGGAAATTTCTTTCGTAAAGTTGACGTAATGGGAGCTTGCCAGGAACTCAATTTGTTGCGCACGTTGATTGTTTACATACATTATTCATTTCCTCCTTGACTCCATGGATCTGGAGCATTAGTTTGTTTTTGGTTGTTCAGCTGTTGAGCAAACTTCGCACCTTCGCTGTCCGGATCCGTGTTACCACCATCTACATTCCGGCCCTGCTGCTTAAACTGTTCATCTACTTTCGATTGCACAGCCGCATTATACTTTTCTTCAAATGTAGCAAGGTTGTTCAGCGTGGAATCTTCATCCTCTCCAATGAAGAAAGAGACGATATCGGTCGGCAGTCCTTTTTCACTTGCTTGAGAGACCGCTTTGTTCATCAATTTCTCCCGTTGTGCTTCCTGCTTGCCTTGCTCAATTTGTTCTTCCAGCTCACGAATGCGCTTCTGCTCCGGGGTCTCTTTTGGATTTCTTTTTGCAACCTCATCTTCTATGATTTTATTTAGGTTGTTTTCTTTCCAGGTGTTCAACCCTTTCGTAAAGTAATTATCCAAACGCGGCTGTAAGAGCTGCTTTCCTTCCTCGGTGTCAAGGAACCCTTCTACATCCTCTTTCGTTGGCTGTTTAAGTTCTCCGAGATACGCTTTGACCTGTTCATCTTCTTTATGCTGTTCCAGAAACTGCTTTACTTCTTCTAATGTCATTGGTTATCCTCCTTTGCCCTTTATCCAGTGCGAGCCTGGTATAAGTGCATAATAAAGAGCCTTTTAACGCCTTGCTAAGGGCATAAAAAATACGCTAGGACACCTTTCCTAACGTTTTATACCAAATATCATACTCCCTGTACTCTGTAACTTTATTCGGAGGATACACCTGCTTTTTAGCTTTGCGCTCTGCTTGTTTCTCGGTCAGCACTTCATCAGCTATCAGCTGCTCGATGCGTTCAGCTAGTCGCTGTCGATATCGTTCGTCAGTATAGTCGCGTACTCTCATCATTTCCGGTCTCTTACCGTCTACAAGGTAGAGCGTGTCACACCTACAATTAATGTCGAGCCACGGCACGCCGAACAAGGAAGGAGCAGGTGCTTTGTGTCCTTTATACTCAAACAGACCATCCTTGCCCGCTCGCTGTGAGTCTAATTCACGGTGAGAGTGCCGTACGTTTGTGTCACGAGACGAAAACCACATCTTATCCAGTCGTCTGTCATTGATAGTCTCTTTCACCTTATCCATCGCATGCAGCCTACCTAAACTCTGTGATCGCCCCGCTTCTGTACGAGCCACCGTACGTGCTTTTTTTCGACTGAACCCTAAAGCACCCTCCAGCCGTTTCGCCATTGTGCTATATCCTTCTCCGGCTTGGATGCCTTGCGCTAATTCAATACGGATACGTCTGATCGTTTCGTTGCGGTGTTTATTCAGTGTGCTGTTCAACGTGATCTCTTTGATTGGATTCGTGATAGCTTCCTTGATCGTAGAAGCTTTAGGAATCACATAACCCATGTCTAACTGTGTGCTCATCTCAAATAAGTGGCCCGTCCTTAGATAGTTTTGCATGTACTGACTGCTCATGAGGTCATATACAAGAAGATAAGCTGCTTTGTAATCGGTTTGGATGTTCTCCTTAATCAACTGCAATTCTTTCTCGAACCGACGATACTTATATATTTCACTTCTACTTATACCGTTCGTCTCAGGGTCCGGGTATTTCTCAAATAGTGCTGATAACCACCGCTTCATTTCTCGCAACCGATACAAAAAGACTTGATCGAGGTCGTTTTCTGCATCCTCTAGCAAGTCGTTCAAATAGTCCTCTATTTGCTCCTGGTTCATCAGGCAATCACACCCTCACCATCACAGCGTGGACAGAGGATCTGTGCTTTCCGTTCCCCTTTGATACAGCCGCTTCCACTACATCGAAGGCAGGTGCGTGTTTTCTCGTCCTCCGGCACATCACTAGAGGATTCGTCTTCATCCTCATCCGGCGGAGTTACCCCGTCGCTCACGTCGTCGAGAGACAATCCCTCAGCGTTCTCTTCTTCCTGTAGTCGTTGCATCTCTTCCTCGATTTCTTCCGGTGTCATCTTGCTGAATAAGCTCAGACGGTACTTCCGACTGAATACACCTTGGAGTGCTTGCTGAATCTGCGCTTCTTCGAGCAGGTTTACCGGCAGATTGCGTTGGAAAGTCATTCTCACGTTGAGGTAATCATCCGGTTGAATGTTGTTCCGCTTCGCCCATGCGCTGAACAGCACCTTGTATTGATACCGGAGGGCCATGGTCATTTTTCGTTCTTTCGTCACACATTTATTCTCCAGGGCCAGTAATTTATAACGTAAGCTTACGCCGCTTGCCGCATTGCCGAAGTCATCATCTGAGAAATCTACACTTTTAGCAAATTTCATAATGTTCGTTTCCAGTCGATCAAGGTGATGTTCAATTAAATCATCGTTTACATCTTTGGTGAGGTAACTAACATCATCATTCTCCTCCATCAGTTCAATGATGCGCTGGTGTCTCATTTGCTCGTTGGTATCTTCATCGGGAGCCATGCCCTTGAATACCATGTAAGCTAAACGATACTGCTCAATCTCGTTACTGGCATCGGACAGGGTACGATCGTAGGCATCGATAAGCGTAAGCACCTTCTCGGCATCACCCTGCAGTTCGTTGTTATTCGCTAATCCGAAAAGAGGAGGGTAATCGAACATGTGAGGTTGAGATCCCCTTTCTTTGTACTCCCCGTTTTCTTCTGCAAAGTAATGGATCGTGGTACTGTTGTAAAATTCCGCTTTTTTTGTGTTGTCGACCCCTTTGTAATAGCGAATAGCGTATTCCGGTTCGCTGATGTTGTCTCCAATAAAGATACACTGCCAGGGGTCGATGTTTTTCAACCGTTCCTGTCCTTCCCGGTCGATGTACAGGAGCCGCGCCCCCTTACCACAGATAATAGCTTTCTTCCCCCATTCACTGTCAGCATCTTCCACGTGATTACGTGTGTTGAAGGTATCAATCATGTCGCTGATGCTTTCATCTTCTTCATAGGCATACATAATCGGATGACCGAGAAAATAACCCTGAGCCGTGTCTGCAATATCCGAATCAAAGCTGTTGTTCAGCGTGTTATTCACCTTGTCATCGATACGCATCATATTGTTGCTGTTTCTCAGGCGTTCAAAGTCGTTGAAATCCGGGTGCTTACGATTAAAGATTGTCACACCCTCCGGCGTTGCTTTGTATCTCTCATATAAGCGCCACATGCGTTCGTGTTCGCGATCATGATCCTTGATGATGTTGCGGAGCGTTTCACCGTCGATCTGATCATTATTATCTCGGATAAGCTCTGCGTAATTCTTCATTGGCTACCTCCTCCCCGAAATAATTTTTCTATAATTATGCGTATATATGGCATAACGCAAAGCGTCCATAACGTCATCCCATTGTTTCACGGGTAAGCCTGTCGTTTCGTTCCATACGTACATGTAAATTTCTTTTTTGAACCTGCTCACGTTATCTTCTACTATAAACAGTTCATTTCTTTTGAAGGAACGCCCCACTTCTTCAATACCTGCCACAATTTCTTTCCTACCATTCACAGCTTTCAACCGCTCACGTTTGAAACGTTTGACGTGTTCAGGTCTCGCGGAATCACAATAAAAAAAGATGTTACCGTAGCGCTCTTTTATGCGCTTGGCCACATCTACCCAATAATCAATTTCTTCATGTTGTTTTGCGTGTTCTTCGAGGAGATACGCATTTTCTTTATCGTCCTCTCCTATCACAACAATGGAGCCGTGGTGTTCATACCCCCAGTCTACCCCTGCATAATACTTCGTGAAGTTCACGGTTTCTGCTTCTACAGATGTAATGAAATGAATACTTTGGTTGAAATCTTTGTAGATGACACCCTCTGCCGATACCCACAACCCATGTATATCACGATCCATGAACATACCGCTCGGTGTGGAGGCTACAATACTTTCAACGTACTCGGGATCAAGAAAGGTATTATCAAACAAAGAAAAATGGAAAGCTTTTATATTCAAACGGCCATTAGCTAAACGCTGCCCGTCTTTGTCAATATAATCTGTTTTCACTCTATGCGCCGGATTCTCCGGGTTGGTATCGATCAGGATACGAGATCCAGTGTACGAGCACCGGGAGATAACTTCTTTCACGAAAGAGTCATGCAAAGCTGTACCTTCATTCAATAAGGCCCCAGCTGCGGTAAACCCACGTGCTTTTTTCCACGAATCAGCATTCGCTCCATCGAAGCAATATACTTTGTTTCCAAAGACCTCGATAGCATTCGATTTACTCAATTTTAATTCTTTCCCCAGCAGAAGTTCCATCTCATCAAGAACGTTACGCTTTATAGAAGCCTGCGTGGCCCCTCCGATAATGAAGGATAATCCCTGGCCTTCAAACTGAGCAATGTGCGTGAGAAAAGACAGTATAAAGATATGAGTTTTTCCGGCACGTTTCGCGCCGGCTGCTACCAATATCTTTGGTTTTTCTACCAGGAAGCACCGATATAATTCATTCTGTTTTTTCGTCAATTCCATCGGCTAACCCCCTTAAAGCAGCTGCCACATCTTCTTCCTGTCTATTTTCAGAGTTATTAATTTTCTCCATCTCAGCTTCTGATTTAGCAATATCTACACGCATCTTTTCTAACTGGAGGCGCCGCTGATCGTCTTGACCACTTAACTGGATAAAATCTTTGATCAACGATCGAAGCTCACTCATAGCACGGGATTGTGCTGTTAGGAATGTAGCATGTTTATCCCAGGCGAATTGCATCTCATATTCTGTTTCATCGGAATCAGCAAATTCTTTTACCTTCTTGATCTCTTTCGTCATGTCATGCTGATCAGTCACATACATGAGTTTTTGAGCCCTGGCAATCGCTGTGTACTTGATGACAATATTCTCCCAGAGCATATCGACTGGAGACTTCTCGCTGATAGCTTCAACAATATTCAAAGTTTCATCATCGTCAGGAAAGATGGTACGAAAAAAACCGTGCGAGCCAGCGTTGTTGTTTCCCTTCGGTGCTGAACCTCCACGGTTTCCTAATGCGTTTTTACTTCCCTTAGGAGCTCCCACGCTTTTCTTTTTTGTGTGCACACTTTTTTCAGAGGGTGCACCCTTTTCTTTTGTCCACCCATGTCGTTGTTTCCATGACTTCACCGTATTAATCGAGACGTCATGTTTTTCGGCTATCTCTTTATATTTCAACCCTTTGATATAATCCTTCTCGGCTTGCTTGTGCTTATCTGCCATCTACATTTCACCCACCTCCAGCATGTATTAAGTTTGTTTCGCACATAAGAAAAACGCCCATTTCGGACGTTTTAATTTATCGCTTATTCAACTGGTAGCTCCATGGCTTTCGCATACTGCTTAACTTCGTCAATCATAGCCTCAACTTCGGATGCATTCAACACAGCGTTCCCCATTGGTTTTTCTTCATCGGCTTCAAATTCTTCCGGATATGTGGTAAACATAGCTATTTTAGCACCACCCTGCAGAACGTTTATACCAATCGTGTCTGCTTGCTGAACATATTCCTGTTGCAGAAAATCATATGTTCCGTCCAACACATGCTGGAATGCAGTTCCAGGGGTAGGTTCTGGATTCATTTCCACTATCAATGTAATATGATCATTGAGTTCAACAGCATCTGTCACCTCGATGTTCTCCGTATACTCGTACATGGATGTATCGATTTTTGCTTGCTCTTCTTCAGATTCTGCTTCTTCTGTTTGATTCTCTTTTGTTGCAGAATTTTCCTGCTCTTCATCAGTGTTAGACTCGTCTGGCTTTTGCTTTTCTTCCTGGGTGTCTTCTTTCGTTTCTGCATTCTCTTTATTTTCGGATTCGTCAGATCCGCAAGCTGTTAGAAATAATACTAATGTAAGGAACAAAAAAGTGATTTTTTTCATTTGAAACTCCTCCCAACTTTTCACAGTATAATCTATTTTCAACTGAAAGTTAAGAAAATACTTATGTCGAATGCTTGTAGTAGGTCAGGCCATGTAAAAAGACACCCGTGAGGGTGTCATAAATAGTGTTAAACTAATCTCTCATTTGATATTCGACACAATTTTCGCACATTATATCGTCACTATGAATTGAAATCAAATTTGTACAATTTTCACATTGTTTTACGTCGCCTTCAAATCCACACTCACCACAGCTAACGTTTGGACTATCCCTCCATTCTACCCAAACTGTCGCGCCACATTCAGGACATTCTCTTTCTTTCCGTTCTTTTTCTATCAATTCATCTTTAGCTCTTCCCAAAGTACCAACTCCTTTTACCATTATTCTACTATTTTATCAACTTACGGAAGAAAAAACCACCTGAATAAAGAATCGAAACGGCTCAAGTGCAAAAAAATGTTTCTGTTTCCTGGCCAGGATTTCCTGCCCGTCCTGCCATCCATTATATCCTAGTCGTTTTTACGCTTACAATTTCTGTCTATTCTGTTCAAAGTGTTCAAAGTGTTCATATTGTGATATTTTATCCACCACGTTATCTTTCAACTTGTACGTATGACCACGAGAAAGGCCCATGTGCTTACAGATAGCAACCATGCTCATCCCATCGAGCAGACACTCCAGGACCGCCTTCTCTCTTTCATCCTCAATAATAGACATGCGTTCTTGCACAAATAACACCTTCTTCTCCAGACGATTGATCCATGTATGCTTTTTATCCCGCCGCACTACTTCACGAGCCACAGGATCACTCATTTCCCCTTGCGCTTTTGGCATAGCAGCTTCCTCACCGTACATCGTCGTGAGTCCTGTACCAGCGTCTTCGAGCAAATGACGTTGCCTTTTAATCTCGTTGAGCATCCAAAAATAATCCTTTAACATATTTTCAATCTCTCTGTTTGAATAACTGATATTGCCACCTCCTAGTGAGTAGGGAATTCATTTAAGTTCCAGGGTTCGACCCCTCTCAAGGACATATGCTTTTCGTAATACGCCTTATAAGCATCGGCTTTGCTTTCATATGTGCCTAAGCCAAATTTCTTTTGATTAAACACAATCTCTGAGCGCCATTTGCCCTCGGTTTTATAAATTCCTCTTGGTTTTTTGTTTAGAATGGTGGTTTTATGGATTGCGTTTTGTTTAATAGTCACCCACTCTAAATTAGAAGCGCGATTGTCATGAGGTATGCCGTTAATGTGGTTTACATGCAAATCTTTTTCGCATCCATCTACAAATGCTTTGGCTACCAACCTGTGAACCAAATTCTTTTTGAGTTTGCCGTTTTTATATAGATTTACTCTTTTGTAACCTTTGATCCATTCTTGCGCTAACATCCTTTCGGGATAAGTTCTGAGCCTTCCGTTAATTGAAACAGGAACTTGCTTCTTGAGAGATTTAACGTTTCCCAGATTGCTAACTTGATAGAGGTCTACGTAGTATTCGATATCACGCCATACTTCTTCCATCTCAAGTCACTCCTTTATAGATTTCGTCTCTAGGTATTTGGCATAATTGCTTTGTTTGACCGGCTGTAAAGCGCCTGTGCGTTTATCTCTGCGTAAACGACTGACTTTCCATCGTATTCTGTATGTGGTTTTCATGTGGTTTCCTCCTCTGCAATAAAAAAAGGACACAAACCAAGCGTCTAAACGCTCGATTCGTGTCCTCCAGTGGGCTGGCAGAACTTTTCATTAGTTTTCTTTTAAAATAAATTCCCAGTTAGTCAGCTTGCTTATTTCACCATTTTTTTCTTTTGAAACTTTTTCTTTAACAATATTATGGTGGTAAATGTAACTGAAGTTGTGTTCTTTTTTCGCTCCATCTTTACATGAAACCTGAATACTTAGTTTCGGAAAAACTCTGCTTTCCGGATTCTTAGAAAGAGCTCCTGAAAATAGAGATAAATTATACAAAACCATGAAAGAAGAAGGGATTGGGAAGCTTACTGCTTTTTGATCTTTATCAGGAATCAAATAAACAAAATTTCTTTTATTAAAATTATCTAAAGGATAGATTCCTGTAGAATCCCCATTTTCATTATCGAATACAACCTTTAAAGAAAGAGTATTTTCAAAATGGGGATCGTCTATAATATTCACCTTCAGTTCTCTTTTATCGCTCTCAAACTTCCTACTAAAAGAATCTTTTATAGATTCTACCGTCTTCTCATAGTCAATAATTTCTATTTTCAATTCTATATCTTTTGCTACTCCATCGCCTAAATTCAGCAGTTGCAGTCTTGTATTATCATATCCACCAGGCGAAACTTTGGATACTTCGTCTTCGGAATTCCCCCAATCCACTTTATAAAAATCGAGGTAATCAAATTCATGGCTATAGTTGTATGTTTTTAAATCTGGTACTAGCAACGGCTCTAAAAACTTTTTAAAAGAACGTTTTTGTTCTATGAGCATAAATATGTTAACTCCAGAGGTGACAAAAGCAGCTACAGCTGCAACACTTGCTATTATGATTTCCACACTCAAAACTCTTCCCCCTCATCAAACTTTACAACCTCCGCCTTTTAAAATACCACTTGCTACAATCTATAAGGATGCTTGGAACTTATAAATTTTCAATTAGCAATGAAGTATCGAGATTCTTCAACAAACCATATTCACGCGAAAGATTCCCAAATTCTCCTGCAAATTCACTATTTCCAAAATAAAAAAGATGAACTATCTCATAGGTAGATAACTGTGACTTTAGTATATCGATATATATTCCTTTGTTTTCAATATTTGAGTTATCTATAAATTTCAAAATACTTTCTAAATGACTAAAGTAATGGCCTAAGTCAGCTCGATATTCTTTATAAAATTCAAGATAAACGCGTAAGTTTTCTTTTGCGCTACTACTGCCTGTGCCCGTCATAAACGCAAAATAGTCATAAAAAGTCACAAAAGCTTTACGACCTTCTATATTTTTACCGCCTCTCGTCTGAATAGATATGTCGCTCACTATATTCTCTAAAAGCAACATCATATTAAAAAAAGTAGTTTCAAATTTTTGTAATTTCATTGTCTCATTAGTTACTTCATATTCTTTTCTTGTTCTTTCCATTTCTTCTCTAGTTAAACTGAGTTCTTCTCTTTGAAGTGAGAGCTCCTTGCTTTGTATTGTTATGGTGTGAATAATAAAGAAGATACTAGCTATTGACAATAGGCCAATTGTAGATCCACCGAAGAAGTCTCCTAACCCTCCTAGCGATGTTAAATCATTTACATTGAACGCTTTTGATGCGAGCCCCATTATTACGAATGGCGTTGCTAAAGCTAGCAAAACTGTTACAAATCCTGCCCAAAACCAACTGCTATTTGTCTTAATATTCTCTTTGCTATTCAAAACTCTTCCCCCTCGTCAAAATTCACCCGCTTCACCTTCCCCTGTTGAGTGACCCCGTTTGTCTCCCCATGATCTAGCCCTAGTGATTCATACATAATCTATTTCGTATAAAATGAAATAACCCACTATATCCAAAATGGAATAATGATTTAAGGCTTGCCAATTTTCCATTTACCTATAAAAACTCAGCATTCATACTTCATTTTCTTCAACTTTATTCTTCAGATAGAGAACATCACTTTCTTGTTCCAAAACGTGCATTTTTCTATGACAATTCGGACATAGAGCTATAGTATTCTTAATTGTATCCTCTCCACCTCTTGAAAGCCAGTCGATATGATGCGTCTCTAGATAAGGAGTCCCATCTCTACTTTGGAAAGGTGCAGGCTTATCGCAAAGCTGACATATGCCGTTGGCCCATTTCTTTGCATACTGAACAACGTAAGGATTTCTTTGATAATGGGTTATTTCGGTTTTCCTAAATCCAGGTTTACCCACGCTTGTATTAGCCCTTTTATATAGCTCTTTCTGGCTAAACTTAGACGCTTCTCTTATAGCTTTATCTTCCAATTGTTTTAAAGTCTCTTCTTCGACTTTTACTTGTTTATCGTCTATTAGTCCAACTGGAAAAACACAAACATCTCTCATTTGATTTTCTTCATCGAGTTCTAGTTTCATATAGGGCTCTCCGACTAACTGAACACGCCCTTGATACGTATACTCTTTTTTTCTGAATACTTCAAATAAGTGTACTTCAATTTCATTACTATTAGAATAGTAGAGTGATTTGTTTTGCATATAGTGGAAAGACTGATCTCCCTTTCTTCCCATACCTATATAATGTAGTACATCACCCTCCCATTGGTCGCCGTACAAGGATCTTACATGGTTTGAAACAATTACTAGAGTACCGGTTTTTTTACTTCTTCTCATGCCTCCCTGGCCAGAACATTTAAACACTTCTTTGATCTTTTCGTTGTCAATAATATCTCCACGATTAAAGTCTATATTTAACTTTTCGTTCATATTATTCTCCAGCCTCTCCACTTTTGTTTTTAGTAACTACAATTTCACCCTAGGTATTCTTATGATAGTTATAATGCCATTCAAAATAATGGTTTTGTCCAGAGTTCACATCAACATGCGTACCAACAATATCGCTCACCATTTTATTTAAATAATCCGTTGATGTTTCTAATCGTGTTGGGTTAGCTTCTATTATTTTATTATTAACCACTACATGGCCTCTCTCGAATAATTCATCACATCCAAACCTACATAGAGGAATAACAACATTATCTTCATCCAACTTCTCTTCTTGGGTGCACTTTGATCTTTTTTTAATGTGCGCAGCTACTAAGAACTCAATGGGAAGTTCATTTTGACAAAAGTGACATCCACCTATTCTACTTCCTCCAAAAAGTTTGTTACGCAAGTAGGCTTGCTCTCTTCGTTGATTAGCTTCTACTCTCCGATCTAGTTCCTCATTCACAAAATTACGCGTTGATCCTCCAGCTTCAGCATTAGGCATTGGAAAGTGAACTTCACTAGTTAGATCATATGCCTCTAAAACCCTTTCACTTTTCTCTGAATCTAATACAGTAAAGCCTTGAATAACGTTGTTGTCGGAATATCCAATCGTTCTATTTAAGTCCAAGTAAGGTATTTGCAAGCTAGTAATCTCGTCTAAAAAATACACGTATTCCCAGGTGTTCCCATCTGAGTTTTCACCCCATAACGCTCTTGCTAAATCAGGTGCATGTACTTTTAAAACGACAGTCCCTGCAGAATATACTCTCTTTTCTGCAGCGAAAAGAGTAACATCTCCTCGTTGGACTTTGTTCCATTTATTAATATTTACGCCACTTTTTCCAGGAGTAACTCCCCAGGTAGGAACACCGTTACTATAGTTCATTAAACGTTGTAGCTCCTCAATGGTATCTTCTTCCAAGAACTGAGCTATTTTTTCCATTGGAACTTCTCTTTTTATTGTATTCTGATAGTTAGCTCTAGCTCCCCTATTACCAGTAGGCTGCAAAATTACTTGTTGCATGTTATCTCTCCTCATCAAAATCCTAGGTATTACAGGTATTTAATCTTTACTGGTTATATTCGCCGAAAAACAAAGTGATTCCTCCTAGATAAAAAAGAGGACACAAACCAAGCGCGTTAACGCTCAATCTGTGTCCTCCAGTGGGCTGGTAGAACTAGTTATTGAAACCTAATTTAAATAAGTTAAAATCAAAATACTCTCCTCTTATCATTAAATCAAACATATCATTAATTACTATTGAAGATCTAAAACTTCGCAAAAGCACGTCTATCTCCTTGCTATTTAATCTCTCTATCAATCTTGGACTGAAAAAAATGTTTTCAGTGTAATTAACTATCAAAAAATTTAGATGTTTTAGAATTTCTGATTCACTCAAATTTTCAAGTTGCTTGAAGTATTCTTTATAAACTTTTTCGTATTTTTTATTATAAGACAAGATAATATTTGTTCCATTTTCTACGGGAAATATATTAATATAAACTCCGGGCACTTCAATGTCTTCATCAGCATTATGAATGCTTAAAATTTCATTACCATTCACATCATGACTCACAGAAAATGCCGAGGAGACCGCGAATTCAACTTCAAAATTCAAATGGCGATGGAGCGTATATATATCTTTTAGTTTTTCAGCATCATATATATATTTGAACCCTTCATACTCTGTTTCTGCGTCCCTAACATCTAATTGAGAAATCCGATACAAATATACAAATTGAGACTCTAATAGGAGATATGGATACTTATTAAACATATCTTTAAAAAAGTTAAGTTTTCTTTTCTTTCTATGATATTCTAAACAAAAACCTCGAAAACTGAAAAGAAAATTTTGTAATTCACTTTTTTCATATTCTTTGAGCTCAATGGGTTTGAACAGCTCTGTATCATGGTAATCACAAAACCCAAAAAATGTACTAGCTTTATTTTTACTAATCTTACTTAATTCCTCACCATAAACTTCCTTGCCTACGTCATTTGCAAAAGTATACACATGGCCATCTTCACTGATTCTGTTTAATATTCGATTATTTTGTAATGCATGTGCACTTTTAATAGCATTTTGACAGTTTTTATTATTAAAAGCTAAACATGTTTTAAAATTAGAATTTCCCCAGTTTTCTTTAAACATGTGATTAATTCTTTCAGTTGAATATCCACTGAAGTCAAAAGGCTTGGATTTTCGCGCTCTTTGATGACAGCAGAATTTAAATTTATTTCCAGAACCACAAGGGCACAATTCATATGGGTCAATTTTAGTTAATCTTTCATTCTTGTTTAATGACACTTAGAACTCTTCCCCCTCATCAAACTTTACCCGCTTCACCTTCCCCTGGTGCGTAATCACTTTCGTCTCCCCATGATCTGGCAAAGTGGTAATTTTTGCTTTTCCATTACAGTATACAACACAGAAAGGGGAATTTCCTTCCGGCATATCCATTTCCAGGTTAAGTTTCCCATCTTCAATAGTAGTATCAACGTTATTCAATCGCATTGAGCAGGCCCCCTATGGTATAATAATGAACAGGGATAATGGTCGAGGGCGCTGCTCTCGGCTGTTTTAATTTGTTACTCGTTACTCAATCTCCCCACTCCATTCTTTTACATCTTCCTCATTCGCCCGCTTGATTACAAATGCTTCTCCATCTACAAACACAATGTCTGTCATATCATCGTCCAGCGTTTTCATACGACCGATGACAAACTGTCCGGCATCACTCATGATTCAACCCACCTCCAATTCCGTCACTTGCACTTCGACCCTGGGAGTCTCGCTGTAATGTTTTTCGGCGGTCAACGTTACGATTTGAGCATCGTCCCGATAAATAGTCGCATTGACAGCATCCATCACCGATTTAGCGTAGTTATCAATATCACTTTTGGTAACTGGCCTTACAATTCCATCCTCTGCTTCTGCTGCACGCTTTTTCGAGAAACTTTTCGGTATAGGTCTATATACTTTTATGAACACTTCCAGTGGCCCTTCCAGTAGCTTTTTCGGCGCATGTTGTCTTGCTATCAGCTGCACCTGCTTTTTGTAGTTCCGAGATGCAGCAGGGTCATACATAACAGTTTTACCGTACCGATTCTTTCCGGCTCTGGGCCTGCCTTGAGCAACCGGTGAACCCGGCACGGTGAATTCAATCATCATCGGATCACCTCAATAGCCCGAAAGCTGTCTTTTGTGATTAACTTCATTCTTGGCAAGGTACGCTTCCTCAATCTCATCTTCCGTAAATCCGAGCATCCGCCCGAGTTCCAGATAAGAGAAAAACAGCTTCCTCCAAAGGTATTTGTGGTTATTGCCATAGTCATTTCTCACGTTGCGCTGTAAGCCATTGGCCAGATCGTAGACTTTCAGAAACGCTGTGGTAACATCCTCAAATTCAATATCCATCGGAGTCATTTTCGCTGCGTCGATATACAGATCATTACCGAGCGATAGGATAAAATGCAGCCCGTCTCCAAACTCCTCTCTGATGACTTCTCGTGGGCTTGGCGGCTTATTGCTCCAGACCTTAAAGCACCTCGTCTCGTTCGCTAACTCACCGAGTTCCACCTGCAGCGCAAGAAACTTCCAATCGTTCGTTTCCAATTCTGCGATGTCCGGGTGCTGCTTGATAATATGAGCATCGAGACCGCCCTGGATCTCTTGTAGTTTCGCTATATCTATCTTCATTAGTTCCATCTCCTTAAAACCATTTTTGTGCATCAGCTTCCACGTCTATGCCTTCAAACCGCGCCAGTGCTACTCTCAACTCTAATTGCTCCAGTGTTTCCGCCATCGTTGCAGAGACCCCACGTGCATGAAGTTCATCAATCGCCACTTTTTTGCGGAGTTCTTTGTTGGTCAGCTTCTTCTTGCCATACACTCTTGTTCGTTCGGTGATCGCTTTCTCTTTTGGCCAGTGATAGCTCCACACCCGGCGCTCCAGGGTAGGTCTGGCTATTCCGTTTTCAGCTGCTTGTTTGTAATCGTCGGGAGTAATATGTTCATACATGTCATTACCTCCTTAATAATGCTGCGACGGGGCGCTTGAGCTTCCGCCGGTCTGCCAAGTCCAGCAGAGCGACGACTATTTCCATCGCAGGTCGTCGTTGAGCAAAAGCAATCTGTTCCAAGTCACTACCGTTCTCCCATGCTAGGTGGATCTGTTTCAGTTGATCCTCCGGCATACCGAACTCGTACTCTTCCAGCAGTATGCGATTCTTTCCTGTTTTGGGTATGATGTTCCGTTTGCTTATCGTGTTCATGGTTACTCTCCTCTTAATTATTCGGGTCGTACACATACCGCCGGCCGTCGTAGCTGATCACCGTGGGAATTTCCCTTTTGATTTTCAGATGCTCCACGGATTGGAGTCGCCTGTTCTCTTCTGCCAGGTGTTGCGCTAATTCGATTGCTTCCTCAAGCATCATTTCTTCTGGAGTCGTGGTCATCCTTCTCACTCTCCTGTCTTTACTGCAGCTAAAATCATCAAAGAGACAATCCATATGCCGATGACGATAATTAACTGTGTAGTCATGCCGACACTCCCATGCCGAAATACTGTTTGATGCGGTCAATATGCTTCCTGGATTGCCTTCTTGCCTTTGCCCGGCATTCCTCGTTCGGGCAAGGGGTAATGCGAGTGCTTACATTATCGTAATCATACGTCCGTCCTGTTCCTCGGCAGTTCTCACACATGTTATCCTTCCTCCTTCAGTCGATGATCTTGGCCTTCCACTTCGTATAAATTTTCTTTTCCGGTCATTCCGAACAGTCTGCTTGAAGCTGCATATCCGATCTTGTCGCTCAAAGTTCCTTTGGCTTCATTGGAACTGAAGATGATTGGCCGTTTATGCCTCCAGCGTTCATTGATGATTTGGTAGTACATACCTTCCTTGGATTCAGACCATTTCGATTTTCCGAGGTCATCCCATACAAGGACGTCCACCGTACAAGCACCCTGAATTAAATCTTGGAGCATCTTGCCTTCATCGTTCGACATCTTCGCTTGAATCAAGTCTTCCATAAACTCTACGTCTGATACGCAAAGGACCTGACATCCACGATCATGTTTCGATAACGACCCATCTGATAACTCATCACGGACACGAACGTTTTCAATGATGTATCGCGCCAATGCCATTTGAAGATGTGTCTTTCCTAACCCAAAGCTGTTATGGGCCTGCTTAAAGCTGTATCGTTCAGCAGGATTCATGCTCCTGATTTCGCTCTCACCGTAGACAGCGATGAAGCCGAGGCTGTTCACTTTCGGTTTATCTTTCAGTGTAGTGTCGATGTTATCCATGTACTGTAACGTAGCATTAAACAATGTTTTCTGAACTTCTGTCTTGCGATCGTATTGTTTGAAACCAGCCTCTTCAAACTCTTCCGGAATCAAAGCATTCTGAAAGCGCCGTTCCAATTTCTTTTGTTCTGCGCAGCTGCATGACTTAAAGAAATCTCGGAGTTCAACATTTCCGTCTGCGCGTGTGACCTCTTTTTTGTAAAGGATAGCCCCCGTACCATCACAGTCCGGACATTCAACTGTATCCAAAGGCTTGTTCCGCTTGGGTTCGTCGTCGTTCGAGCTCTGCTGCGCTAGCTCCTTTGCCTGAGCGATACGTTTTTGAAGCTCGGGGCTTTTGAGTGCTTCCTGGATGCTTTGCATCTTTAGCTCCCTCCTTTTGTTCGTAATGCTTATCAAAAATGTATTGAACACAGTAGCTCAGAGAATTTATTTTATCCCTGGAATGTTTTTTTTGCTTTTCGTGCTCCTGTATGAAATTTTCGAGATACTTCAAACTATCCTCCAACGGAATCCCTGCCTCAGCTATCTCTTTAGCCGCTTGAATGTCTGCTGGCTTTTCGACCATTTGATTATTGAACCGTTTGTATGCATCAACTATCACTCCAGCGTAAGAATCTATTTCTTTCGTCACGGTTTCAGGTGTCCCGGATTCTTCAGACCTTTCGTGCGTATCATCAACAACAAGTTCTAAATCATTCTTGAGACATTCTTTATCATTCTTGTTTATATCCAAAGGTTGGTCCTGGCCTTCCCCAGCAGGTGTTCCGTAAGTGTTACCACCGTCACTTTTATCTTGGTAAGAATCCCAGTTCAATAAGGTTATGAGTGTGTATTGTTTGTTACCCTCTCCCCTATCGATAGAGATCATAGTCTGTTTCTCCAACCATTTAAGAATCTTAGATATTGTTTTCGGATTCGGTTCTTGCCATTTCATCTGTTCGTAATAGCCGACTCCTTTTGCTATTGTTCTTACAGACGTTAAGTGCTGACCAGATTTAATAGTAAGAAAACCATCGTCCCTGAGAGGGATTTTATTGTCTTGGTAATTCACTTTATATTTAAGATATTGCCAAACCCTGTGATAAAGGGGAGGCATCATCCATATGTCGCTTTCTAATTCTTGACGATAGTCTTTAATGAAACCCTTCATGCCCTCCTCCCCTCCTGTTGCTAAGTCTTCTCAATAATAGCTTTCTTGCCTTTAATATCCTGGAGCTTCCACCCCGGATAATTGCTGGAGATGTACCCTCGGATAAAGGAGAGATAAGTTTTGCGCTTGGCCGAGGATTTCTCCGCAAACTCGATATAGATGTGCGGGATTGCTACTTCTCTCATGATTCGTCAAACAGACGCTCGGCTTCTTTTTGCAGGTCTTCGTTCGCTTGATTATCATTCGCTTGATTATCATTCTGGTCGTTGCTTTGTTGCTCTGGAGCTTCTTCATCCGGCTCTGTGGCGTCCACTTGGATGTAATCTTCATTGTGGATCGAATGTGCTTCTTCGGTGATGTCTTTTCGGACTGTTTCGTCTTGAGCCGCGTGATTTTGGATTTCTACACTGATCGGAAGGTATTTGAATATCCGGCGAATAACCGTCTTTTTCGCCATTTCTTCATAGTCCGTTTTCCACGGGCCGTTACTTCCTGCTTTCGAACGCTGCTTCACCAGGTCGATATCGTTCTTGCTGAATACTTCAAACTGATAACCCCCGTCTTTGAAATGAGCGACCGCATATACAAAGGCCATATCTCCACGATTTTCAAAAGCCGGTTTGTGCACCAGTTTCGGATGTAACCCAAGCTCGTATTCAAACTCATCGTTCTCGTAGACCGCATGAGCATAAATGCTTTCAATGTGGCCAGAACGTCTGGCAAGGTCGATCATGCCTTTATAACCGATGATGAACTGTACATCTGTCTCTTTCATCTTGCCGTTGTAGAACGGTACGAGGTAGCAGTGACCCATAAGACCGGGCTCCAATCCTAACTGCGCTGCCTGCATGACTGCCCCCATAAGAGAAGGGATAGACGCTTCGAGCAACTTCGGATTCTGCCGGATAGTTGTGAGCGCGATACGCCCTAAACGATCCGCATCCATGTGCTTCGGTAACGCTCTTTCAAATTCCGGACCCATCTTTTTGAGATAAGCCTGGATCGTGTTGGCGTTCGTGCCTCCGCCATTGTTGGATGGAGCGTTGTTCTTTCTTTGAGATAGTTGATTTTTTGCTGTGTTATTTGTAGCCATTAGTTAGCCTCCTTGATTTTTAACGGTCGGGACGTACTTACTTTGGAATACTTTTCAAATAGTTCCGGTGCTTCTGCTTTCAGTCGTTTTGAGTCTACCGTCCGGCGCTCCTGACTTTTGTAGGTCACGACATAACGGGGGGACAAGCCTTTCTCAAACGTTTTAAGTTTCTCTTTCAGCTGATTCTCATATTTTTGTTTACGTTCTTTCAGCTCTTTTTCTTCTTCTTTGATTTGTTCCAGCGCTTCGAGCAGCTTATCTTCCTCTTGGCTGAGTTCTGTTTCACTCTCGGGGTCTGACTCCAGGTACATGCTTTTTAAAAGAGCTGCCGATGCGTCCGATCCATCCATTTCTGGCGGTTCCTGTTTCAGCACATGTTCTTCCCAAAACTCTTTCTCCAAGTCGATAAGGTTTGCAATGAGCTCTTCATCGCGCTCTATTTTTTTATAAACAAATTTATTACCACCGATTAGTACAGCAATCCACCAGGCATCTGCTCCGGTTACGGCCATATAGTGCTGACATTGGAGCAAGTAAGCCATCGGTGTTTCCTCACCTGTCCATTCGTCTTTCAAGTATTCACTGGCTGTCTTGCATTCGAGCCCTTCATTTTTTCCGACGATGAGACGATCCACGTTTGCGAGCATCCATTCGTGTTCCGGATGTTGAAGGACGGCATTGCGTTTGCGCACCCTCATTCCTGTCCGTTGAGCAAACTCTTTAGCAACGGTATCTTCCATCACGTTCCCCCAATAGGCCGCCTCCGCATTGGAGGATTGCGAATCAACTTCTCCTACCTTTTCCATATAAACGACCACCGGGCTTTTCCATTTGTTAAATCCGGCGATGGAGGCTGCATCAGAGCCGCCAATGCCTTTCTTTCGTGATTCCAGCCATTCCTGGTGCTCCATATCCGACGTGCTTTGCATAACTTGTGCTTTAACGCCCATATTGGACCTCCTCATGATTTCTGATATAATGTTGTTAAAGACCTTTTCTTAACGACTCACGTTGCTGCGTGAGTTTTTTTATTGGGCAATTTCCTCGGAAGCCTTCAACGTCTGCAGAAGCTCCTGGCTTTCAGCTGTCAGCGTTTCTTTAAGGAAATATTCTTCGTCGATGACGTAGATCTCGTCTCCGACATACACTTCATTGCCAAGACCGTCTACACCGTAGACTTCTGCTTCTGGCAGACCTTCACGTTCTAGTTTCTCCACCACTGGATGATTCATTTAATTTCACTCCTTCCCGTCAGCTGCAGAAACGAGGACATATGCGGTATCTCTAAGGAGTCTCCGCAGCTGAGTAATAGGTGCAAGCTTACTGTCCCGAGCAGGATGGCTCCTGCCCAGGATTGCAGGCTTGCGCCCGCAGTGATATAATTGTATTTGTAATTAGATATCGTTACCCCCTCAACAGTCGCTCATCCGCCAATGAGTGGCTGTTTTTATGTGCCATAAGCCATAGCGACATACAGGAAAACGTAAGATAGTAACCAGCAAATGATGTGCGCTTTTTTATGTCCGGCCATAATAATCAATCTCATAACGGATTACGAGTTCAGCACTTACACCTTTCACGTGCATCTCACTCAGCAGATTTTCATAATGATCGTGACGCTTCTTCCGGTCTTTCATAGCTTCCAACTCTCTGGATGATCGGATAAACCCTTCTGCTGCTGACACAGCACCCTCATAATCGTTCTGCGTGATTTCCTGCCCCATCTTCTCCAGTAAGTCCCAGGCACATCTGAATTCCTTTGTTGCTGCTGTAAGAGCTTCCGGTAAAAACTGCTTGTTAATATTCATGATTTGACGTACCCCCTTGATTGCAATTTTCGCTGGTGCTCATCCCAAACGTCCTCCCAGCTAATGCCGTAGGACTTACAAATCTCTGCTAGATATAAGACGGATGCGTGGATACTATCTGCAACCTCCATAGCTGTATTCTTGATATTCTCCCGTTCGTAAGAAGCAACATAATCAGGATTCATTGTGATGCTGCATTGTTCCAACGCTTCCGCTGCCTCTTGCATTTCTTCCTGAAGTTTCATGTGTATAGATGTTCGGTGCGTATCTGCCGCCGGCCCATCCAGAGGGTCAATATGCCACCCCATGTATTCTGACACTGCATGAAGCGCAAGCATGGGATCGTTGTGCTGCTTAATGTAATGGTTCGTAAGTTCCGGCTGAATTCTTCGTTCCCCGGTCTCAAACTTGCTGATGCTTTCACGGGATAAGAACGTATCCAAGGACAATTGCTCCTGAGATTGCCCTCTCTCCGTCCGGAGTTCTTTTAGTTTCCTTCCGCTTTTGCTTTTCATCTTTATCTCCTCCTTAGGCTTGTACCAATTTCAGTACCTGAGCTTTCGCATTTAAGTGTTATTCTATAAACAAGCTAAATCACCTGATCATCAACCAGTTGATTCGTGCTTTGTTTCATCATCCATTCATCAATCATGTCCTTTTTAAAGAAGATGCGACGACCGATTTTCAAATGCGGTAATTCTTTACGCCGACACATGATGTAAATTGTCTCAGTGCAGACTCCAAGATATTCAGCTGTCTCTTGCGCTGTCATGGTAACGCGCTCCATTTATATCACCTCCTTAGATAGCTTGTTCTGGTCCTTTTTCACAACTTTTTGTTGTGTTAGTGCTTAAAAAAATATTCTCAGGCCTAACCTTGAATATTTTTGCGATGGCTACAGCTAATTTCAGGCTAGGATTACGAACGCCCTGTTCTATCATCCCATAGTAACTATCAGTTATCTTAATACTGTGTTTTTCCTGAAGTTCTTGTACGACTCGTTTCTGAGACCAGTTCTTTTTCTTTCTATATTGGATTAGTTTATCTCTTTTCAATTCGCCCACCTCCCAACGTTTTGTTGTACCCAGAATAACCCAACGATTTGTTGTTGTCAACAACTAATACAACATTTTATTGTTTTTATTAAAATACCCAACTATGTGTTGTATCATATAGTTAAGAAAAGGGTGATGGCATGGCTACAGTAAGTGAACGACTAAAGTTATTAAGAAAACAAAATAAATATAGTCAAAAACAAATAGGAGAGTTCCTGGGTATTTCAGAAAGTGGCTATGGATATTACGAACAAGGAAGAAACGAACCTTCCATTGATATGATAAATAAATTAGCTGACAAGTATGATGTCACCGCTGACTACCTCCTAGGTCGCTCAGATGATCCTAACCAGACCGAAGATGAAAACTTTGATCCTTTGGAAGAACTTAAACAGTTTATGATAGAGAACAATATGCAGGATATGGACCTGGGTTTTTATGACATAGAAAAATGGAAGCAACTTTCTCGTGAGGATATCGAAGATGTGAAAAAGCATTTCGAATATGTACTGCACCGGGCCCAGGAGAGAAACAAGGAAAATAAGTAACACGTCGAAAGGCGTGTATTTATTTTATATACAGTTGGTGGAATATGTATGATTTAGATGAAAAAAGAAGGAGTTAAGTTATCTTGATAAAGGATAGGTGATGAGTTATGCAAAACGTTGATCATGTTAAAGAGCAATTAAAACCCTTGGGCAAAATAAACCTCGTAATGATCTCCGATTCCGTAAAACAGTTAGCTATTTTACTTGAGGAGGATGAACAAATTCTGTCTTCATGTATATCACAAAAAAATGAACTTTTGACCCTAACGGATTCACGTTTAATTACAACAAAGCAAACAGTATTTAAGGGAGATGTTTATGATATTTATGAGAATTCAACTATAAAAAATGTAATTACAAATAAGAAAGCCTCCTATTTACTTCTAACGTTTTCATATGAGGATTCAGAAGCTTCTTTCAAGCTCAACAATGATAAAAAGACGAGTCACTTCTTAGAAACGTTTCCGAAGTACATTGAAGGGGAGGCTATTGAGCCTCAAAATTCAAATACTACCATGTCAAGGTCAAAAACTATTGAAACCACTGAAGAAAAAAATGAAAAATTGAACGTACTTCACAAAGTGAAAAATTCTTGGAAAAAAGCTTCAGAGGAGGCGGAAAGTAAAGGGGCAGAGAAAAAAGAAATAAAAAAAGAGAAAAAATTAATAAGACAAAAAGAAATTGAGTATTGGTATGGTTCTAATCCCACTTTTAATGAAAAAACAGCAGTTGATTTAAATATTACCTCTTTTCAATATGCAAAAAGCTCTCTTCTCTACAATGAAGAAACGGTACTTTATGCTATACCCGCAGAACACAACAAAACTAAGAAACGAAAAGGAATTCTAATTGCTACTAGCGATCGTTTACTATTCATAATGGCTGGTAGTACCGAACAATCTGTAGATCAATTCGAATATGAAAAAATGGAAGGAATTTATATTAGAACTGAAAAATTTACTACAAGTGATGTATATATTGTTTATAATTCTTCCGAAAAAAATTTTGAGAAAATCACTAACGGTAGAGAGTTAGATTATTTCATCTCTATTGTAAAAGATAAAATTAACGATACATCAAGAGACACACCTGAACCTCAGTCCAACAACCACCTCCCTTCTACTCCTATAACTTACAACGAGAACAAGTATACACAGCTAGAAAAATTAGGAGAACTCAAAGAAAAAGGTGTTCTTACAGACAAAGAATTCCAAATGGAAAAAGAAAAAATACTTAATAATTAAAGGGAGGAAAAATAATGGTCGATTTTTTATTCTTTATATTGTCAGTTCTATTTATTGGAGCTATTATTGCTTTGTTTAGAGGCCACTTATTTTTATTCAAATTGATACCCATACCAAATAGAAAAGTAGCAACTTTCTTATTAATAGGAACCTCCATATTTATTAGTATATTACCCCTTGATAATGAAAGTGTGAGTACAGCGACTCAAGATGAACAATTAACCGAAGAAAAATCTAGTTCCAATGATACAAGCACAAGTAAGAATTCTGAGAATAATTCTTCTAATAAAGCATCCTCAGATTCAAAAAACTCTGACAAAGAAAGCACCTCTAATAGCGAAGAAAAAGAAAACGACGACAACTCTTCTGCTAAAAAATCTTCAGATTCGAAAGAGAATGAGGATAAGAATGAAAAAGAAAAAGAAAATGAAGGAAAAAACAATTCTTCACAAGAAAAGTCCTCAGGTTCCGGTAAAGCCACTCAAGATAATAGTTCAAGTAATGAAGATAAAAAAGAAAAGAATACTACAAGTGAAAGCACTAAAGAAACTTCTAAATCTTCTTCACCATCCAAAGATAAAAGCTCTGAAGTAAATTCAGATCCCAACAAGCAAAAAGCTACCGTCACGAGAGTAGTAGATGGAGATACTTTAGAAGTCTCTATTGATGGGAAACAAGATTCAGTAAGACTTCTTTTAGTTGATACTCCGGAAACTAAACATCCAACTAAACCTGTTCAAGATTATGGACCAGAAGCTTCAGCATTTGCTAAAAAAATACTTTCTGGAAAAGAAGTTACTTTAGAGTTCGATGGTCCTAAGAGAGGCACCTACGATCGTTTACTTGCTTACGTGTCAGTAGATGGTGAATCTTTTAATAAAATGCTTCTACGCCAAGGTTACGCAAGATACGCTTACGTGTACGATCCTCCCTACACTCATGCTGAAGAGCTGAAAGCAGCTGAATCACAAGCTAGAAGTGAAAACCTACGTATATGGAGCAAAGAGAATTATGTAACCGACGAAGGTTTTGTAATGGAACAAGAAGAACCAGAACCTGCCCCTGAACCAGAGCCTGAACCTGAGCCTGAACCTGAGCAACCTGAATCAAATAACTCTAATTCAGGAACTGGCAACTTACCTTACGATCCATCTGGGCCAGATAGGGATTGTGGAGACTTTAGCTCCCAAGCTATAGCACAAGCTTTCTTTGAAGCAGCTGGTGGTCCCGCTTCTGACCCTCATAGATTAGACGGTGAAGGTGACGGCCTTGTTTGTGAAAGTTTATAATTTTAAATATTTGTAAAAAGGCGTGCATTTGCACGCTTTTTGTTTTACACTTAACACGAACATACGTTCTGACATGGAGGTACATAATATGAATTACACTACAACTCACTTAGAAGATGCAATAGATAAACTGCTGAATAATCTCGAAATTATCCATCCCTCCCAATTAGATATCTTCATCATTGCTCCTCGCTTAGGGATAGATCTCATTTTTTCTGACACCGGAACTCACTTCGAAGGGACCACAATGTATTTGAATATTAATCTACCACCTGCTGAGCTATGGTTCGCCTTCGCTCACGAACTATGTCATATACAAAGACACGCTGGCAACCAACTATTTTTACCGATGGATTTTATAGCACTTCAAGAGGCCCAGGCTGAAAACTTCGCCCTTCACTTTTGTATGCCTACTTACTTAATGAAAAAGATACGCCTGCCTAATGATATTCCAGCAGCTAAAAAAGTGGTAGCCAGTATATTCAATGTTCCGGAGAGTGCAGCTGAAAAGAGGCTAATCCAGATCGATAATCGGGTGAAGGGGTTCTCATAGATAGACCGGTACAATTAAAGATAATTTTAATGAATTTTGGTATTCATTTATTACAAATGACTTATAATATCACATTTTGTACCGTCACACCCTTTTTTATTATCCAAAGTTAATATAAGGAGGAATGAACTATGGGATATATCGAAAAACGCGGGAAAAACTCATTCAGACTCAATGTAGTTACCGGATACAATGACAAAGGCAAAGCAGTTATGGAGCGAATATCTGTAAAAGCTAAGAATGCTACGGAAGCCAAAAGGAAGCTGGTCTCGTTTGAAGCTGAGGTACTGGCTGGAGATTACACAAAACCCGATCATACCAGGCTCAGTGATTTCTACCATCAATGGCTACAGTTGCATGCGAATAGAAACTTAAGCGAGCGAACAAAAAATGAATACGTAGGAATTATACATGATAAAATTTTACCGAGATTCGGTCACATGAAAATGACAGATATCAAACCTATCCACTGCGTTACTTTCATCACTGAGCTCCAAGAGCCACAGACACGTCAAAATGGAAGAGAAGATACCTTATCAGCCTCTACTATTCGGAATAATTTCAAGGCCCTCAACAGCCTCCTGAAGACCGCAAAGGAGTTGGGCGTTATCAAAGATAACCCAGCTGAAAACGTAAAACTTCCTAAAGTACAGCGAAAAAGCAAAACTAACTATAATACAGAAGTGGTAGAAACCCTTGTGAAAGCAATAGAATTAGAGTCATACGAAAAACAAGTGATGTTTTGGGTTACATTTGTCTGCGGATGTCGTGAAGGCGAATTGGTAGGACTAGAAGAGAAACATATTCTTGAGGAGGAATGTGCTATTCGATTTGAACAATCCGTCTCCCAGTTGAAAGGTGGAACATTCCAAATCAAAGAAATCAAGAATGGAGTCGAAGGTGTTGTTGCTATCCCTAAGGGACTGATGGATATGATTAAAAAACTTAAACACGAAAAGAAACGGGCTTATCTACAAATAAGAGATGCCTGGTGGGATCCGCAAAGAGTTTTCTTGTTTTCAAATGAAACCGGAAAACCCTACCGCCCTGATTCTATTAGCCAGTGGTGGGCTAGATTCAGAAAAAAGAATAATATCGAGGGAGTTCGCTTCCACGATCTCCGTCACTTCTCCGTGACTTATTTGATTCAGCAAAACGTCCAACCTAAAGTTATCAGCAGTCGGGTCCGACATAAAAAAATCGGGACAACGATGGATATTTACGGCCATCATATCCAGGAATCAGATACCGTTGCAGCTGAACATTTCGATGTCTTTTTTGGGAAAGAAAACACTTATAAATAA